TTAGTCGTGGTAGAATTACCCTCTCCTGTAACAGAAATAGAACCTGCTGTGGTTGTGCCTGTTAAAGTATTTGTCTTAATGGTACTCATGCTAGACCCCCTAACACTGCTCCAAAATTATGATTTCTGTCTGTAACTGCATAGTCATCAAATAAATGAACTTCTACTGATATAGCTGATGTTGTATAACTTCCACTTTTATCATGCCTCAAACAAGTAACTCCTCCATTAGTATCTGCATTTTCGTGATTTGTTGTAAGCAAAACAGACCTATCTGTAATGCTTGATTGTGCATTTGTTAATGTTGGAGTATATATACCAGTTGAATCATCACTTATTGAAGATACGTTAAAACTGCCATCTAATTCATTATTTGTTTGGTCGTATTGCCACCTAGATATTATGGCTTCTTGATTGGTAAGTGTTACTGCACCACCACTTCTGTTTTGAACTGTATCTACTTTAATCGTGCTCACGATGTTACCAACCTTCCACCACTTTCAACTGTAAGTGTAACACCAGATGCAACCGTAAGTGGACCTGTAACTTGAGCATTTTCTGTTGCAAGTATAGTTACATTAGATGTTAAACTTTGTGCATTAGTTCTAAACATACCACCATTTTTAAAATTACCTTTATTCTCTGCCGCAGGAGTTACAGTACCTAAAGCTCTCCCAATAAACATAACAAAAATGTTATTACCAGAGTTAGAACTTGGAGCCGCACTAAATGTTAATGTTGTTCCATCTGGAACTGTATATGCTCCAGTGGGTTCTTGAACGACACCATCAACACTAACAATAATTTCTTGTGGAGAGTTCACAGTTTCACTTAAAGTAAATGTAGTAGTAGAACCATCCCCACTAAACTCTTGTCTTGTAGACAAACTTTCAAATTGATTTACAGGACTAGAACCAAGAAAAGGCATTATGTAATCTCCATAATAGATAAAGCAATATCAGTAGCACCAGATGCAGTTAATTTTAAAACATCAGTTGTCTCCATAACAACTTTGTTACCTGCCAATAATTCCAAAGAAGAACCTGCTGGTATAGGTGCATTTGTTACAAGTTCAACATTTTGGTTAGCTTCATTGTTAGCTCCTGCTCTACTTGATGTGTCAGACTCTATTGTTACAGTTGCCGTAACTTGACTTGATGTTGTGTTGCCTAACATGATACCTAAAAGAACAGTTGTTGTAGAGCCTGCTACTGTGTAAATAACATCTGCACTTGTAACACCTGCCTTTGTAACTAATTTAAATGTATTTGCCATATCTTATCCTAACGCTATTGCCAATGCTGTTGCATCATCTGTTGAAGCTGCTCCTGCTGTTATACCTAAATTAGAAGGAGTTATTTTTTTCAAAACACCTCCATCATCCACTAATACAAAATCGGCATCACTACTAGATGTAGTAGTGGTTGCCGCATCTGAGTTTGCTGTTGTTATTATAGTGTTTCCTTCAATACTTACAACTCCAGAACTTGCTCTAGCTATTGTTGTATCAGAAGCATGACCTAACTCAATATTACCTCCAACATCAACATCACCAGTTGTTGTAATAGTATCTATAAAAGCATCTTTCCAATATGTTCCTGATGCTCCTAAATCAACATCACTATCTGCTTGTGGGGTAAAAGCATTGTCAACTAACTTTACTTGATGAACATTATTGGCATAAAAATGTATTTCATCAGCAGTTTCAAAATCTATTTTAGTCTCATCATCTTCACCAATCTTTATGTCGGTGGCTAATAAAGAAGTAATACCTGTTTGAGCCGCATCTACATTTAAAGTGTTTGTAGACAAAGTAATACCAGTTCCTGCTGTTAAAGCAGTTTTAGATACTGATATTGCCGCTCCTGACGCTACACTTGCATCTACGACTGCATTTGATGCCAACTGATCTGCACCTACTGCATCATCGGCTATCATAGCTTGTTCTACTGCATCATTGGCTATTGTAACAGCACCACCATTTGTCATGGTTACATCACCCGATAATGCGGCAACAGTAAAACCAGTTCCGTCACCTATTAATATTTGTGTGTCTGCGACTGCCTTTGCAGAAACAGCACCAGAGCTATTAGCGTCTCTTACTAATACTGTGTTGGCAGCTTGATCAGCTATTTCTGCTAATGCAACACCACCATCTTTAATTGTTACTGCACCACTCGATACTGCAAAATTATCTGAACTAAATGAAGCCACACCTTTATTAGCGGTTGTAGCGTCCTCTCCTGCTATCGTAACTGTATTAGAGGTTGCTGAAGTATCTATACCTTCACCACCTGCTATCGTTAAAGTCTCACTATCTAAATCAATAGCAATCGTTCCACTATCAGAAGTAACATCTAAATCTTCAGCAGTTAATTGAGTGTCAACGTATGCCTTTACAGATTGCTGTGATGGTATGCCTGTTGCACTATTTGAAGCCATGTCATCTTCATCTACAAAACTTTTGCCATCTAATATATTTAATTCTGCGGCAGTAGAGGTAACAGAAGTTCCATTGATAACAAGTTGATTAGAAGCATCAAGGAAAGCAGCCTTATCCGCGGGTTGTGTACAAAATATTGTTTTTGATCCAGTTCCCCAATTTACAGCAGAATCACTGTTAGAAGATTGAAGTATTGTGGTTCTTGCTAATGTGGTACCAGACAATGTGTATGTTCCAATACCTATTTCAAAATCAACACCATCCGTGCAACAATAGTAAGTTGTGTTACCATCCCCTACAGAAGAAAAAGCTTCAAACCCAGTTTCTGCACCAGCCAACGTATAAGTACCAGTGCCTGTAGTAGCCGTTGTTTCTTTTACTCTATCTTTTAATGCTAACGCCATGTCTTATGTCCTTGGTCTTGACGGCAATCCGTTTCTGTATCCATCTGTGTTTTCTCTTGCTTCTCCTAAATCTTTTATTCTTTCTAAATATTGCATATATAAACCATTATAGTTTTGTAGAACATCTGGTTCACCCTTCATAAAAATATATGCCTCTATAATAGATCCATAAAGTAAAGCAAAAGGTGCATTTGTACTTAACCAGGTTGTACCACTGTCTGCACCAGCCGTTAAACTAGCTGGTCTAAAAAAATAATGTAATTCAACAGTGTAAGCACTGTTTGGTGTAGGTGCTAGTATAAAATGGTCTTCACTAAAACGAGCATAGTATTTTGGCAATCCAGTTGTACTAGCAGCGGGTGTATATTCTCTAAGAAAATTAACATCTTTTTGAAGTAAAAAACTTTCTGAACCAGATGTGGTTATTTGAAAAGAAAAAGATGCTAAATAATCATCAGGCACATTTACATATTGATCTGATGTTGTTAATGTGCTTGTTACATTTTTTCTAAAAATATCTAAATCTACAGACTTTAATATTTTTTCTTCTGCGGCTTTTATAAAGTCTGGCAGATGTGTAACAAAAGTTGATTCACTATTATCTGTGTAATCTTGTATTGCTGTTTTTAATGTTGCTAATGTAAAACTCATTTATGTACTCAATGTTGCAGGTCCAGCAGTAGCACTTCCACCACCACCTCTTGTGTTTCCTATTGTAGCAGTTCCACTACTTGCCGTAAATGTGTATGTATCATCATCAACTTTTGTAATAGAATAACCAGAAGAATCATTTAAAACTGTAGCCGTAAAACCATCAAATCCTAAAACATCTCTAAATCTAACTGTATCACTTGAAGAGCGACCATGTGATTTTTCAATAACTGTTATTGTATTGCTACTAGCAGAACCAGATATAAAAGGGTTTAATATAAGTAAATTTTCAACACTAACTTCTGTTCTTTGATCTGGTCTTGGCTCATACAATGCCGTAGGGTCTGGGCCTGGACGTATAGGTTCTAACTGTGGATGTTTAGCTTCATATTCATCATTGCCAACTTTTAATCCATTCCACTCTTTTCTCATGTCACGAAGACGATAACGAAAACCAGACCTATCTGAATAACCCCATGCTTTTTTACCACTTGCATATCTAGCCATTTTATCTACTCAAATAAGAAATGTTAGGTGTTAATTTAAGAGGTGTGCTGTTTGCATCCTCTGCTGCGGCTCTTTGAAATTCTTCTTCATACAAAGTTTTTAAAATTTGTATTCTGTCTGGTGCTTTTTTTATTGCAAGGTAATAAGCCAAACCAGCTACCATGCAAGGTAAAAACCTAAAAGGTGCATCAGTTGTATTAACTAAAGCATCTGCATCTTGTATTCTTCTTACATAATAATAAACCAAAGTATAAGAAGCATCTGGTGTTGCCCACAAAGTTATTGTTGGTGTTGTTTGTCTGTCAAAAAAATACTGACTTGGTTGACCAGTTGTACCTTTGTTCGGAATTGTTAAATATTCGCTTCTACTCATTTGAGTTAAAGTAAAATCAACATTGTTACTATTCCTTAAAACAACCTCTAATAAATCTACAAACTCACTTGATAGTGTGTATGTAGCCGTACCAGACGTTACCGATTTTGTTTCTTGTGTTACAGTCCAAAGATTTAATCCTCTGTTTGCCCAATCAGCAAACATAAGATTTAAAGAACGTCTAGCAGTTCTAGCATCATAGCCAGTTCTCATTTCCAAACCACATCTTTCGTATGCTTCTTCAATAATTTCTGCTACATCTAAATCAAAATCTCTTGAACTTGATGTTGCCATTTACTTTTTCCTTCTCAATGCTTTCACTCTTCTAGGTTTACCTGCTGGTTGTCCTAATCTTTTCTTTTGACTTATTCTACTTCTTTTTTCAGCAGAAGTCATCTCCGAAGCAGTTTTCGGAGTTTTTTTACTAATTCTTTTACTCGGTCTACAATAAGGCGTACCACGCTTTTCACCTTTTTGACGACCACATGCTTTACCTGTCCTAACATCTTTCCAGTCCTCCTTGAACCATCGTTTTAATGCTAAACCTTTTTTTGTTTTTCTTACTGCCATTACGCATACTTTGTGACTTTTCGTCTACCAGACATAACTTTACCACAACCTCTAGCAATGTTTTTATTTTTTGTTTTTCTTTTTGTCATCTTAACAACCTTACCCTCTTTGGCTGTCATCGTTTCTCTTTTTACTTTTTCAATAGCAGTATTTAATCCACCACCCATTGCTTTCTTTTTACCACCAGTGCCATAGTTTGCGGCCCCAACTTTTCTACATTTAGCAATAGCTCCACTCGCATACGCTGAAGGAAAAACTTTATACCTTGCTTTTACTTTATGATAACATGCGTCTTTTGGCATTATTTACTCCTTATTTTATGACATCTACAATTATATACATTTCTTCCACATTTTAAACAGTATCTTGATGGACTACCCTTTACGACTTCTCCTTTTTTTAGCGGCACAATGTGCTTTTTCAGAAAATCCACGAGGTCGGGCACAATTGATTTTGTTCTTGCGTTTGGCACTCCATTTCCTTTTACCTGGTGCTTTTGTTATCTGTTTTGAGATTGAACTCCGCGAGATTGCCATTTTGTGTTTTCCTTTTAATAAAATCTACCCATAGTGTGTGTAGCATTTTATGGTTTTCTGTAACTTTTACTTCTGTGACTGCTGTTCTTTTATCTACCTCAATGAGAGTAGATACAATCCAAGCTATTGAACCTGCTACGAGAACAATAGAAACACCACTAATTAATTCTTTAGTCTTTAACATTTCCATCTTCTCCTAGCTTGTCTTAAACGGCTATTTGGATTTTTAGCTGCTTTAGGAAATTTTTTCATTTGTCCTGCTGAACGAGCACAAAAAGATTTTCTACGTTTAGCTGCTTTACTACCAGCTTTAACTTTTCCCGTAACGGCAGTTTTTAATTTACTGCCTGGGTTTTCTCTTCTATAACGAGCCACCCCCGCTTTAGTCATCCCCGCACCACTTTTGGTAGAGCGAAAATATTTTTTAGTTTTCGGTGGCTGTTTGTCTCTTTTTCTAGCCATATTACTTCCTATGCAAAAAAGAAAGTCATCATATCTACAGTGCCAACAGTATATTTGATAGTTAAACCATCTTCAAACAAAACACCATTTTGAGGTATTGTTCTATCTATAGTCGTATTGTCTGTTCCAATTGTTCTTGATTTAAATAAAACTGTCCCTGATTCTGGTGTTCCGTTAATAAACTCAACAGTTCCAGCAGATCCACCAGACACGATTGAAAATCCTTTTAGACGAACTCTGATTCCACCACCCACGGATTGTGCCGCAGAAGTAGTAGATCCAACTTTTAAGTTGGCTGCGAATTGAGCAGAACTTGTTACAGAGGTTATTGTTTTAAAATACTTTGTTCCTGCAACAGCCTCAGCTGAACCAGTTGAAGTAATAACTTCTGTTAAGGCGTTACCAAAAACATCAGTGCCAACTATAGTGTTTGTTTTACCATTGTCACCAGTGCCAGTTGTTGTAACATTTAAAATTCTAGCACCACCAGATGCAAAAGATGAATTGGCTATAGTAGCCGCGGTATCTGGTCTTGCAGCAGTTACGATAAAATCGTCATCAGCCGCAACTTCATCACTTATAAAAACAGGTTTTACATCTGAAATTGTTCCTGCCATAATTAATCTCCTTATAAAGTGGGGGAAATTAATCCCCCATTAATTTTACTCGTACATAGCTCTGCTTATTGCAGTATAGTGAATATTCACTGCCTCTGCTGCCGCCGCACCTGCTTCAATACCGA